CGATTACGAGATATTTATGATAATCCTGACGACAGCCAGCTTAATTGTATCTATCCTTACATACACACATAAGAAATAGCCGCCCTGCTCTCTGGTAAAGAATAGGCGGCTACGTCTTAAACATATATCTTGCCAGGACGGGGAACCTTGACTTCCCTTACTGGCTGTCTTGATAAGTATATTATATGCCAGCTTCAGGAATTTGTCAATTTACTATAAACTGCTGCCTTATTCATTCTTCAATATGTTCTTCAGCTTTGTTTTTCTTTCTTAATGCTTCTTTCCCCCTCCAAACATGTCCTGTTACCTCATAAACTTTTCGCGGTGATACAATGTACGTAATCCGGCTACCTGAAAGGCTTTTTGCTGGCTTGTTGTTCTGGATAGCTACTCCAATCGGAAGCCATCCGTATACGATACCGGCTCTAATAGATGCTGCTGGAATACCAATTAGCTTGCTCGCATCAGCTACGGATATGCCCTCTGATGAGAACTCCGGCATCTGCGGTATTCCTGAGATGATTCTCGCCACTTCTGCGGCGAATTTATGTATTTCTGCGTTTTCTTTGATGTAGTCGTCAACTGCACTCATATTTTGCTTCTCCTTTCTATACTGCTTCTAAATACACCAAGTCTTTCACCGTCTCAAGGCGTTCCTTGCAGTCTTTATATATTTCCTGATAATGTTTCCCTCGCATAATTCCCAGATCAACCTCATGCAAAATGATATTTTCCATTAAAGACAGGTTATTAAGCTGCATCACCGTAGCTTCGTCCCTTTTATTGATTCCTGCCATTTTATTTGCCAGCCTGGAATAAGTCATGTAAAGCATTTCTGCATGGCTGCTGCCCTGTCCTTTTGCATACTCAACAAGTTTCTGGATTGTATCGGTTTCTGCCTTTCTGGTAAGCTTTCCTGCTTTTCGGGTTTCAACCCACATTTGAGTTGATTTCTCACGGATAAAGCTTTCCATCTGGTTAAATGCCCGGATATACTGTAATTTCCATTCGAGGGCTTCTCTCCCAGTAAACCCCATTGCTAAAAGAGAAAAGCCATCACGATTCATATAAAATTTTCTATATGATTGCCCGTTACCGGATTTGTAAGAAGAAATCTTAAACATTATTTTCACAGCTGAATTTTCAGCAATGAGATTATCAATACTCTGCAAAACATTTTTATGTTCTTTTCCAAACTTCTCAGCTACCTGCAAGCTGTCACATACTGCTTCATCGTTCTTTAAATACACAAGTTCGTTCATACTGCACGCCTTTCTTTAGCTATATCCAAAAATACCATCTTATTCCATCAATTTATTAATTTCTCACCGCTTCCTCACCGCTTCGATCAAATATATCGACTGTTAATCGACAGTTCAAGCACTCCCTGTTCTCGCCGTTTTACTTCCATTTTTCACGGCTTCCTCACGGCTTCGATTGGAGTAACACTGAAAAATCAGCAATAGCGCCTGACCGTATTTCTCATAATAGATTCTTTATTGAACCGTAGGTTCGGCAGCAGGATTTTTATTAACTGCCAGCATCACCGTTTCTGCAATTTTATCGTCCCATTTAGCCTTTTTATTTGCTCTCCCTTGCAACTTTACCTCAAACACTCTACAATCGTTTCTTGCCCTGTTTTATCCTTGTGTTGCTGTATTTTCAGACCTGTTCTGTCTCAGTCGCTCTCCCATCTGCTGCCGCTGTTCCTCTGTGTACTGCCTTGGCGGAGAAATCCGGATCCAGGCTACCGGAACATGAGCGCAAATACTTCCGTCCTCGTTATCCGCAATGATCTGGCAATCTTCCGGGTGCTTCTCTGCCAGCTTGCGGATTACAGACTTATACCGACCCTGTGAGAATGATAAAGTTGCTCTGGTATCATTGGTCATAAATTCAATTACATTTTCGTTACATCCATCCATAAAAATCTCCTTTTTGTTTTGTTCGATAATATTTACAGTCTTATTTTTCGGGATTCGCTCAGGCTTCGTTCTAACGCATTTTACTCTTTTAGGGGCTTCGAAATCTCCGAATGTCTATGCGCGCGTAATCGTGTCATTAAACTCTTTTACGTGCGCATTATCGTGTCCACGAATTCCCATACTCCCGTCATTTTTTGTCTAAAAATCCATCAATTTGTAATCATCTTTAATATCATCAGGCAATCCCTTAAAAAGGAAATTCTGAGGCATTCTTCGCAATGTTCCAATAATTTCAAATCGCTGTTCACTCTCCAACATGGCTTTTATTTCCGGATATTCTTCTGTACACTTGGTATACCATGACTTCTGTTGTGGCGGAGAATACCGGGGATCATCACGCACATACAGGAACAGCCACTCTATACACAGGCTCATTGTAAATTGAACATACACCCCACATTCGTAATAATATTGAGCTATCATTAATGCATCATGGAGTGTAGTTGTTATCTGCTCTGGTTTCTGATAATGTCCCTCTGGATAATATTTCACGATACATTCATCTTTTATGAAACTCCATGGAGCAATGGATACAAACGGAGCATGATCCGCCTGCACTTTCATTACCATCTGAGCTCTTTGGTATAAAGCATCAAGCCTTTTAATCAACGGACTTCCCATAATTCACCACCGTCTTTAAATATGTAAATCCTTTGCCTGTTTCTTCGTACCATTATGGCCCTGTGATTTCTTTCTGGCATTTTCCCTTTTGCAAGCTCTCAACCACTGATGCAGCTCCGGCACACTCGTAGTTCTTATCGTTACACGCTTATTTCTTCTCGGCATTTAATGCTCCTTCCTATCAGATTAAACCCGTCCGATTCATAAATCTATCATTTACCCCTCTTCTGTGATTTCTGTTCCTGTTCTACTCGTGACATCAATTCTTCCATAGCTTCCAGACGTTCAATCATATCTACATTTTTTGTCCACTGAGAACACTGTGACAATGCCGCATTAGCCGCATTCACTCTGATCTGCGCTGGCACTTCCGTATCAGTAGCCGTATTGACCAGCACTGCTGCACATTCTCCCAGTTTTCCTTGCAGGTATGCGATTGCTCCCGTTACAGCTTCATTTCTCGCCTCGGAATACTTACGTTGAAAACTGTCCGTGTGAATTACAGTATAGATTGTAGGTCTGGGAATCTTCGTCTTTTTAGATATCTCACTTATATTCGGGCATGTTAAAAACGCCTGCACCAAGATGTCCTCGCGTGCCTCTGCTGATATACCTCTTGCCATAATAATCACCCCTAACTAATCAATGATATTTCAAATACATAAAAACAGACGGTTTTGACAGGTTCTGCTCTAACCTTTAAAACGGATATCTATTACATGCCTGTAATGCCGCCCGGAACACAGCCAACGTTTTCTTCCGGTACGCATAAAAATCTTTACGATCAAGCGCAACAAACTTCTTTTTGTTCATCTTGTCATAGCTCATTCCAATTACGATACAGCAGTATAATTCGTCAACAATGTTCGGATACACCTCCGCTGCACACTGCAACAGCAATATCTTGTCACGCATCTCAAGATTCTTGCAAAATTCACCCAATCTCTTATCTTCATCTTCTGAAAATCCATAATCTTCATAAGTCGCTTCTCTTGTAAGCATTGAATCCTCCCTGTATTTCCCCTGCCACACTTTCTGCATGACAGGGAATTATTCTATGCCATCTCAAACGGGTTTCTGCCGCTTGTGTCTCGTCTCATCTGCGCTTCTTTCATCATCTCGTCAAACAGTGTTCTGCGGTTGATCTGAGCTGTAAATCGGTAGCTTCCACCGCCCGTCTGTCGTCCTGCTGTTTCTTCCCGGACGATCTTTCTGAGTAAGGCTTCAGGTGTCTCGATGTTGTTACCTTGTTTCTGGTCGCCTAAGACCGCAAGGAACTCACTTCGAGGTGGAATAACTGCGCCTTTTGCCAGATATGGAACCGTATTGACTCTTGGTAAATTCATTGAGTATTTACCCCATCTCCGCTTCCCATCAGGGGTTGTAACATCGTAAGAAAATGTAAATGCCTTCTCAATACCGGAAAGAGAAGAATTAACATTGCTGATCGTGCTGTTAACCTTATTAACTACTTCATTCAGAATCCCTGCGATTCCTGTTACTGCCCCGGAAATCCCATTAATCAGATTATTGCTCATCTCATTTCCAATCGTATTCATATTTCTGGCAAGTCCGTTTAAACTATCCTTTGTACTACGCACCATCTGAGTTATCAACTGAGCAATTCTCTCACAAGCTTTTTCCCATTTCTTAGTCATTGTGTTATACTGACATGAAAAATGGCTCTCCACAGTCTTCTGCATCTCGCCAAGCTTTAAATTGGCAGTCTGCTTCATTTTATCCAGATTTTTCTTTACTTCTGATGCCGAATTCCCCCAGTTTGTCACTGTGGTTGTATTCACACCTCCAGAAGCATCCTCTGCTGCTTTCTTTACTCCTGCAAGATTAGTCTCCGCATCCGTTTTCATTTTTCCAGTTGAACTGCTTATTGTCTTCTGAGCCTCAACAATACTAGAATCAACACTGCTTTTTGTCGCCTGAGCTGCGGAAGGAAACTCCTGTGCCAGTTTTTTATTCAACTCATCCAATGGGACTCCTGCTTCTTTCAGGGCATTATAGACAATATTAAAAGCATCCTGCGCATTGGCCGCTGATCCGCTTGTATTATTAAATACTTCTAAAACACCTCTGTATGTTCCTGCATACTCACTAGAAGATACACTGAGATCATATAGTACACTTCTGATTCCTTTTATTGATTCTTTCACAGTTATTGAAGATGTATCTATTGTGGAAGAGCTTTCAGAAAAACCTTTTCCCAGAGCTTGCACCTTACCTGTCATTTCTTCAACAAATGCACTTGACACTCCGGCTTGCGCTCCATATTGCTCAAGGATCTGCGTTGCTTTCTCAGCCGATACGCCATATTCGCCCAATTTCTGAACCATGCTGTCATACATCTCACTGTTTGACTTACCGGCAATCTCATCTGCTTCTACTAAAGCCCACAGTTCTTCTACCTGTTTGTTTGTAATTGCATGAGCTTCGCCCATCTTGCCAGCATAATCATGTAAGTATCCACCTGTCTGAGTTAAAATTCCGTTTCCGCCCTGCGCAGTTTCTACTAACTCAGCAATTTTCTTCGTAAGCATAACCGTTCCGGCAGTGACCAGTGTAATTGCACCGGCAGTCCCAACTAAAGAGCCCAAAGAAGATGCAAATGTAGCAATGCCGGATGTAGATCCAGCAAGTGCACCATTGGTCAGATTAGAAATATTTCCCGCTAATGTCTGTACTGATTCCTCTGCAATCAGCTTCTTTCCAATAGTGGTAACAAGGAATTTTACCAGGCTTCCAATGCCCGTTATATCCGCAATCTTTACCGCGATAAACGCCTTACCCAAAAAAGCAGCTATTTTCCCTGCGGTTCCGCTTGCCTCCAAACCATCGAACAAACCACCCAGTGTCCGGGTAATCGCAGTTATTACCTGTTTCAGATGCTTCACCCAGTTGATCTGTCCCAGCATCTCACCAATTCCCTGACCAAAAGCCTCCCAGTCTGTTTTTTCTGCCATATCAACCAGTGAACTGCATAAGCTATTTAGGAAAGCTTCCAGTTTGCGCCCATTATTTTTCCAGTCGAACTCTGAAATAAAGGTATTAATTCCTCCGGCAATGTTATTTACCAGACCTGTCCAGTCAAATCGCCGGGTAAAGCTGTACAATGTGGTAAATGCTCCATTCAGGCCAGTTGCTAGCGTATCCGCTATCTCACGGAAGGAAATCCTTGAACAGATTCCATTAAGACCATCCGCTATCGCTTTTCCGATTTCTGAAAATGGCAGATTATGTACCATTCCATTAAAGATATCCCAGGTAATCATGAACCGGTTTGCTATGAGCTGCCCCAGATTATTCCAGTTGACTTCTTTTACTAGTCCGGTAATTCCTTCTGCGAATTTCTTTCCCAGATTTTTCCAGTCTATTCCTGTTATCAGCAGGTTTAAGGTATTGACAATCGTATTGATTCCCGCGCCGACAGTCCGTCCTAATAATTTCCAGTCTACATTATCAACCAGGCTGTTAAATGTTCGGGTAAAAGCATCGCAGAATTTTGTTATCTTTGGACCGACCTTTTTCCAGCTGATTGCTTCATAGACTTTTTTAAGCCCCTTATTTATTCCACTGGCAATATATTTCCCAAGGCCTTCCCAGTCTTCCGATTTGATTAATTTCTTAATCTTATCCGCAATTCCTTTGATCGAATTAGCAACAGGAACCTTCTTAAACATCTGTGCCGGTGTAGGTGCTGTATACCCTCCGGTATCTCCTATGCCATTTCCATCTGCTACCAAATCATCATTTTTATTTGATGTATACCGTTGGATCTCATCAAGAGTAGAAAGATATCCTTCTGTTTCTTTATTGGCCTTCTTGGTATTTTTAGCTGCCTGATTCGTATTTTTTGAAGTCTTTTCCAGTCCTGCTGCATAGTCTTCCTGAACACCAACTGCTTTTACAAAACTGTTCTGCCCGGTCAGTGCCGCAACGAACATTCCAACATAAGTGATCGCTCTGGAAATCATATCAATAAATCTTGACATGATCGGAGCTACCACGGTGAGGACAGGTGCAAATGCTGTAGCAAACGAGTTCTTCAGCCTCGTCATACTGGACATCAAAGACGATATTGCTGAATTGGTACTGTTAGAATACTGTGCCAGATTTTCAAATCCACTTTTTACACCATCACTGACAGCGCTTATCGCCCGGGATACCCCTGAAAACAACAATGACATTCCCAGCATCCGGGAAAGGCTCATTCTCGACCGGTCCGTCTGCTTGTTCAGATTGAACATGTTCTCTACAGCTTTTTTCATTGCCGAAACCATGCTCTTGATAGCAGAACCAGCACGCCTTAATGCGGAGCCCATATTCTTCACAACCATACCTACACGGGCAGCAGCTTTCTGCAAATTCTGCATTACCTGCACAAGTCGGCTATTTTTCTGCCGGTATTCCGCAACCTTATTCTTCAGTTTATTGTATGAAGAGTACAGCCTTCCATTTATGTGTTCCAGCTTCTGCGATTCCGTATTATACTTCTCGGCTGTCCCCTTATACGCATCTGTAGATTTAGGATTTACGTAAGCCCTTCCGGATGCCTGCATCTCTTTCTGTTTCCGCTGTAACCTGTCAATATCCGCCCAGATGTCGTCCATCTGTTCGTCAAGTTTCTTCAGCGGCGCAGAATTTATTGAAAATCCCATATCCAGCCATTCACGCTGTTTTGTTTCAACCTTTTCAAACTCATCTTCCAGAGCTTTTATATCGTCTTTGAGCTTTTTATATTCTTCTGTCTCGATTCTGACCTTGCTCAGTTCTTCAAGCTTTGATTTTAGCTCTGATACTTTACGTTCCTGCTTCTCGTAGTTCTGATACAGGTCCGTTATCGCTGTTATCTGCCTCTGGAAAGAACTTTTTGCTGAATCACCCATCTTCGATACCTGCGCGGATATCCTAGTCATTCCAGCCTTTACAGCGTTCACTCCTTTCGACACACCGCCGGTATCTATCCTGGTATCAATGATAATTGAACCATCTGCCATGTTATATCTGCCTCCAAACTATTTGAGGTTCGGGCACTGAATCCTGTTTCCAATGCCGTTATATACTCAGGACCATCCCGTTACCAGGACAGCCCTGTTATGTAGCTACGCTTCGGCTACTTCTTTCTTTGCGTATTTGTCAGTATACTTTTTTATCCTTTTCTGCTGCGCCTTTTCCCTTGCATCCAGCTCTTTTTCGATGATTCCACCAATTACAGTGATAATCTGCTCTGCAAAGGTCTCTCCGCTTTCCAGGACTGTAAACGGACTGGTAATCTTGAAGAAGCTCTCTGATACAGGAGCACCAAACAACAGATCAATCTTCTCCCCGGCTTCCTTTTCCAGATCTGGAAGAATTTCCTCGAAGTCTTTGTCCTTGATTTTGTCATTGATTCCAGTAAAAAACGCTGCTGCCTCTTTATACCTCTTTAAAATACCTGCATCTGAAGGAATAAATCTGAACACGCCCAGATCATTTCCGTCTTGATCAGTAATCTGGTATGTCTTCGCACCGGTCTGAACTACTACTTTCTCCATTAATCCTCATCCTCGCTTTCCTGCTCTTCTGCTTTCAGCTGTTCTTCCAGCTCGTTAAGTTCTTTGATATTATCCATGCATTCAATTGCTTTATCCGCTGTAGCTTTCACGGAATTACGTACCTCATCACTTTGAACGAAATCCGCATAAAGCTCTCCGATATGTCCAGCCGCATTAGCCAGAGAACTAAATACCCCCTTCTGCAACCTCATTCTTTCCGTGTATAAACGTCTCTGATCTGAAATCTGTTTCTTTCTTCCCATGTCACTTACCTCCATTCTGTCTGTCATAAATCGCTGCTAGCTCACACACAATCACAAATAACAAAAGACCAATAACTACCACCAAAATCACCTCCGCAACAATGAAATATTACCTGTTATATATATTTTACCATCAAACCTGACCACAGTTGTGGTACATGTTTACCACAGTTTGCACCATTTTCCATATCGTGATATGATCTTTAATGGCAATAATCCCATATTATTACTTTTTTATACTGGCAACCGGATTATTTCTTTTGGCTTTGTTTTCCAGATCTTTTGCTACTACTAAAAGAAGGTCCTCACACAACCGGGAATGATGATGATTCTTCCGTAATACTTCTATCTCTTTCACCACTCCCTGCCAGTATACATCGTCTTCAGGTCTGCCCGGAGGATACAGCTTTTTGTATAACCTCCAGCAGTCCGTGAAGATGTCATATATCTGCTTTAATTCTTCTTTATCGTTCACTGGTTACTCCTCCGGCATGATATATATCTTTTCTCCTGCTGCATACTTCTGAAGCATCTCCTCAAGAACTTCCGTCGCTCGCTCACAACTTTTGTATTCTGCTATGTACATTCTTCTTTCTCGAATAAAATATCCCTCTGTGCACGGCATTCTAAAATCAATGATTCTTACTTTATCCTGCGTCATTACTTTCATGGTTGCTATCCTTTCCGGCGGTAAGCCGCCTATAAAATATACTTCTTGTTAGTCAAACGGTATTTCCATTTGCTCCATATCATTAACCGTCATAAAACCTGCTGTATCAGTTTCCCAACCATAAGGCTTCCTGAAATCATCTCGATTATCGCTTATTCTTTTAGATGCTTCGTCAAAATAAAGTTTGATAGCTTTGGCTCCTATCGCAAGTTTGCCAGTTAAACGGTTCTTTGAAATTGTCAAAAGACGTTCATCATCAGACAAGGTCTTATCACGCTTATAGGTCATTACAACATCAACCTTATTTGTAATGTCTGAGCTTCCACTAACAACATCATTATCGTCGGCTCCAAGGCTATTTTTACGTGGATGAACGACCAAAATCACAGCCACATTATAGTTTTTTGAAATCTTAACCAGCTTATCAACGAACTTACTTTGAGCTCTGTACAAATCTATATCCAATCCAATATCAAGAGCAGTCATCAGATTGTCCAATAGCACCAGTTGAATTCCATATTGCTGTATTGCCTTCTCAATGGTTGATAACAAGTATTCCAATTCATTGTCTTCCGTCGACTGGTTATCAAACAGATAAGCTCGTCCCCGATACCATTCAGAGATTTTGTGAACCTTGCTGTCCGGAATAAAATAATTTACCGATCCGGCCTCTCCTGCGCGATCAATTACGTTCTGCTGGCCTGCAATCTGAAAATCCAACCAACGCTTGAAAAAATAATCGGGCAACTCTCCAGAGTATGCAAAAACAGATTTTCCGTTATCCAAAGCATTCGCCAGTATCTGGGAGCCAAGTGTACTCTTTCCGTCTCCTCTCTTGCCTGTCAAAATAACGGTTTGTCCCAGATAAATTCCACCAGATAAGACTTTATCAATCCCTGTAATCCCTGTTGATATCTTCGGAAGCGAAAATAAATCCACAGCCTCGATATCTGCGATTTCCTTTACTCGGTCAATTGCCACCCTTTCCGCGTTATTTACAGCCTGCTTCACTGCTTCTTTTCCGTATTTCTGTAACAATTCATTAGCATCTTTGCAACCTTTATAGTCCTGCTGCCTAACTGCTTTAACAGTTCCCTCGAACCGTTTTCGCATTTCATCTAAAAGAGTGATTGTCCCATTTTCACAATCCCCGAACACAATTAACGTATCAAAGTTTTGCATCCATTCCCAACAATAAGGGATCCAAGTAAAACCATTTTTTCCAAACGGAACAGAAACCGCATTTTCAATTCCAGATTCCGCGACTGATAAACTATCAATTTGCCCCTCCGTCAGAATCAGGGTTTTATTGTCCAGATTACACTGGTACATTCCAAACAAGATAGGTTTGCAATTTGCTTCACACCACTCTTTTCCCTTGTCCACTGCCGGGTTAAAGTCTGTTTTCCGGTATTTTATAAAGGGCATATTTCCTTTTTCATCCAAGAAAGGAAATACCACAATATTCTTATGTTTACTTTGAACCGTAATCTGATATTTTTCAGCAGTGGCAGCAGTGATCTTTCGGCTTTCCAGATATGTAATAGCTTCCGTTTTAGGCTTTATATTCTCCATCTTCTTAAATCGCCGAAATCTTTTCTGTTTTCCAGTCTGGTAGTATGCATCTATGTCTTTTCCCAGGCTGAAATAATCAAAATCTCTGGCAAGTGTAATTATATTTCCCGAAACAGAACAGGAGGACCTGAGACATTTAAACTGTCCGGTAACCAAGCTAATAGAAAATGTCCCTTTGTCTCCATTTTTGCCGCCTCTGCAATACGGGCAGGACAAAAACTGGAGTTCATCCCCTCTCTGTTTGGTCTGGATTCTGGAAGCTCTGGCGAATTCATAGGCATCTTCTTTCTTAAATTCATAATATTCCATTATTCCTCGCTCCATAAATCAATAAGCTTCTCTGCCGGTTCTTCTGCCGTAACCTCAACACGTAGTTCTGGTTCTTTGATATAATCACGCCACCTGGCATTAAAAAATGTGGATCCATACATGATATATCTTTCTGTCGTTCCATTTTCCTGTATCTCCGCTATGTATGAATTAACAGCTCCAAGAACAACCTCTTCTCCTGCTTCATAAAGTTCTTTTTTTGCCTTTCGCGTCACTGCTGATTTATTCAATTTCCGTGGATATGATTTCCAGACTTTCTCGAAGAAATCATCATAAGATTTTGTTTTTATATTTTTATTTTCTTTTTTTCTTTTCTTATGTGGCAATTCTGCCACCAGTTCCGGTGTCATTTCTGCCACCAGTCCAGTAGCATTTTCGCCACCAGTGGCATTTTTAACACTGGTAGCATTTTCGCCACCAGTAAGCTTCCATTGTTCATAATCCTTATTCAATTTCAGCTCCGCCGTCACACCTCTTTTTTCATCATTAATACAAATAACAATTTTCATAGCTCGAAGATGTTTTAATGCCCGTTTAACAGAACTCACATCACAGCTTCCCCATTTAGCTATAAAGGATGCTGATAGCTTATGCGATTTTCTCCGAAACCCGAATGTGTAACGAAGAATACACATAACGACCTTTAATTCCGTCCCGTTCAATGGCTGTTTATAAAGATGGTCTAATATCTCATTGGCTATGGTTGTATAACCATTCTCAATCTGAGGGCTTGCCACATTACTGTTCCTCCAGTTCCTTTAACAATTCTCTTGCGCTTTCCAGTATCTTCAATGTATTTTCACCTCTGTTCTCTAAAGTGCGAATAAATTTTCGGATTTCCATTGTGTCTCCTGCTGCCGGAAGATAATATCCTCCAGGCGGCGTGGTACTTGATAATATGACCTTGCCAGCCTTGCGTTCTGCTTCGATCTGCTTCTGAAGCATTCGAACACTGGAAAAATGGTATTTCGTAGCAAGATATTCTGGAGTTAATGCGTTTTCTTTGCCTGGCAACAGATGTTCATATATGTTCATAGGATCACCTCCATCATTCCGAAAGCTCGTCCATATACTGATCAACCTTACTGTAATTTATCAAATATGTACGGCCAACCCTTACTACTGCCCCAGATTCTTCTGCAATTCGTCTCATTGTGGAACGTCCCACTCCGTATCTCTCACAGGCTTGATCAATTCTGCCCGTTTTGGGATTGATTTTTGCTTCATTTCCAATATTTCTCGTATTCATAACTGTAAATCCTTTCTTTTGTATTGTTCATCTCGTGTTTCTGTGATATTATAGTATCATATATTTTTGTATTTTATTTACATATAATTTTACATTTTCGAGGTGATTATTAATGAAATATGTATCTGATTTACAATTATTTTCTCAAAAATTATGTGACCTCATGAAAAAAAGAGGCATGACTTATAAAAATAATCAGCCTGATCCAATACTGCTCTATAATGCGTTCTATCCTCATGACCAATTACAGATTATTGATCAAAATGGAAATGGGTTTGGTCGAAGTGAATATAGTGAAAAAACAAGAAAATTTGATAATTGGATTAAAGGAAAATCATATCCCAAGACCATTACAGACATGTTGCAATTATGCAATGCTTTGGATTGCGATCTTGATTACTTTTTTACAGATATGAACTGCACGACTCATGATTTACAATTTATTCAGGACAAAACTGGATTATCAGAAAACGCAATCAGTAATCTTATCTCTATTAATACATATAATAAATATTTTCCTGGTTGCAATGATGATAAGTTGGCATTATTAAATCTAATTTTACAAGATTCCCATGAAAAAGAAGCTTTTTCTTCTTTATTGGATTTGCTTGTTAGTTTTTGCAGATTTACGGTTCCTGCCGAATCTAATCAATTATATACTGTAGATTCTAATGGAATTACAGGATTTCAATACCGTAAATCACTATCTGGAGAAGGAATCTCATACAACCCTTTACAAGTCCATTTTCATATTCAGGACATGGATAGTATGTATTATTTAAAAATATGGGATGCAATTCAACAGCTCAAAGAAACATATAAGAAGAATCAGACCTAAACATTTATTTACGCTTTCTTATTTAATCATGAATATCATCTGACATTTTTAATCGACTTTTTATAAGTGAAAATCTATCCTCATACATAAAGTTCATATATAGGAAAGCTAAAAAACACCCAATACCTCTCCTGATTCCCCTTAAGTAGATCCGGTCATTTACCCTGTCTGCTTAAGAGGCATCAAGCCATAGGCGTTGAGTGCTTTATTGTATGTTCGATATTCTGTTTATAAGGAAAACACAGGTTCCGGACAACCGATCATAATTTTCCGTCGATATTGCCATCATATAATTCAAATTTATATTTCTGATGCAATAAATTATCTGTACGTCCATCTTCAACTTTTGCAGCAAATAGTTTCAATGGCTTAATATAAAATTTATAGGGACTATAGAGTGCTTGATATGAAACGTACAGTTCTCCAGTTTCCGAGTGACATACAATTTCATGTACATAATATAAATTCCCCTTAAAATGTTTATATGGTCTTTTTTCTAAAATTTCATGCATATTTACGAATCCTTTCTTACTACATAAACAACATATTGAATCATTATTATCAAACCAATCAATACTGCATTAATCAAATTGGGAAAAGAAAAGAATTCATAATTCTTTAAAATATTAATCTGCAATGCTTCTTTCAAATAAGTGCCAATATAACCACCCACTAAATTGAGGATCATTACCAATACAATCGTATTTATCCCTATTACTTTTATCTTCTTCTTCTTTTGTTCTTTTCTTATCTGTTTTTCTACTTCTTGTAAACATTCTTCAATTGTTTTATCCGCCTCTTCGACAGAAATCTTTTGCGCAATTAGAATATTATTGAAGTCGTCAATTTTCTTCCTATTTGGCTTTTTTCCATCATGTAATTGCTCATATTGCTCTATGTATTCTTTAACTTTTTTATCATGAATACACTTTATAAGCTGCGGACGTATCTCGTGTAATATTGCTCTTAAAGAATCTATACTCTCCATTTATTTTAATCCCAAATTTCTTTTTTGTTCATCAGACAAAATATCATCAATTGATTTCTCGTTATCTCTTAATCTTTGTTCAAAGAAATTACTTATGCTACCTTTATCTTTCAACTGATTATATTCTTGAAATTCTCGATCCAAATAAAGCTTCGCTACCTCTCCACCTTTTTCTTCCTGATACTTTGCATCTTCTTTCTTACTATAATCAATATTAGCCTCTGGTTCAACATCAACTAAAATAAGCTGGCATATTCTCATTCCACTATGTATAACTACAGAATTTGGATTCATATTTTTTATAGTAATTGTCATCTGCCCATGATAACCTGGATTAACATAGCTGCTCGCGCTAACATCTAAACCCACTCTTGCTAAGCTACTTCTGTTTTTTACAAATCCACTTATACTTGCAGGTAATTGAATTGTTTCACGAACAAATGCAATAATAAAATCATTAGGTTTTAATGTATACTGCTCAATTTCTCGTTCTTCATATATCTCCTGTTGCTCATCATATACATTTACTGCATTTTCAATTCTGTTGGGTATCTTAATTTTTTTTCCTAATGTCAGATCAACAGAGGCAGGTTGTACGTGATCATATATAAATGGTGAAATAATAATACTTTCATCATAAATTTTTTCTATAATTCGCGCATCAGATAATACTCCCATTTTTTTCCTCCTCTATCAGATACTATCTATTATACTCTTTAACAACCAAAAATCAAATCTTTTATATTTTAAAATACCAGCATTTCTTTCTGCCTATCAATATTAAATATATCTTTTCTTTATTATAACCGAACCACCATATCTTTTCTATTGGTTTCTCACATTCTGTTCCATCTAAATTACCATGTAGCAAAACATCTTCACTTTCTCACCGGGGTAAATCCGAAAATGCCTCCTCTTTATGTCCCTTAATTGCGCACAATTTTGTATACAATATTAATTTCAAAGGTAAAAAGCAATAAAAACGTGCCTGATATGGACACCTTACCAGAGAGGAGTGATCATTATGAGTACTTATGAAGAATTGCAAATTATACTTGCAACTGCTTTGCTGATCGTTGCAATTTTGACTTATACATATAAAAAATAGCCGTCCTGTTCTTTGGCGAGAATGACAGCTATTTTTTACTAATCTTATTTCGCCGGGTCGGGTGATCTGCACTCACCTTCCGGCTCCCTTGTTAAGTATATTATGCGAACTGCAAAAATATTTGTCAAATCGTATTTTACCAACACATATCTATTGCGTTTTCATACCCCACAGCTTACCCCAATTTTTACCCCACAAACTGATTTTTACCCCACGAGCAAAACTTAATATGTGATAAACACTGACAAAAGCTTTTTTATAAA